CGCTGCTGCTTCTGTTTCTACTTCTTCTTCCATTTTTACTTTTCTCTACCAAAAAATGTTAGGCCGTCTCTCTTGTTCTCTCCGCCTTGTAACACTAGGGCAGTTCCTATTTCACCAAGCGCACTAGCCCTTGCAGACCGCACTCTCTGTTTAGCATCAGCATCTGCTAAGACCGACGTTGTACCTATATCACCCGCTCTACTCATACCGCTCATCGCGTCGGAAGCTTGACCTCGTGCCATACCAAGCGTTTCCAACTGCTCTTTATTCATTACGTCTTGCCCCATTGAATCTGCTCTACTCAACATAGTGTTAAGCGCAGCACCACGCTCACCAGCACCCTCTGCTTGTGCAACGTTTCGGTAATTAAGATCACCGGTTAGAGTTTGCATCGTGTCAGCATTTGCCAGTCTGCGTGCTATTCGCTTCGGATCATCGCTTAAAGAAGCATCACGCTTCTCTCGTAATAACGGCGCGTATTGCTGGTTAAAATATTTTTTCTCTGCCATTGCCACTGCCGCATTCGCTTTATCCGCTTCACTTGGCTGATAGTCTTTTTGCTTAGGTTTGCTTCCCATTACAAGTCTCTCGTATATACCACTGTGTCTTTCTGCCAACCCTCTTTGAGTAGATACTTCTCCATTGCGTTGACTGCCGTTCTTACTTCAATTTTTTTAAATCCTGCTTCTTTTGCGGCTTTTGAAAAGAAGGGGTAATACTTTAGTACGCAGTTATTACCCAATTCTTTTGCCCATGCGAGCCAGATTAAAAATGTTTTCTCCTCCGTAAATTCATCTGTTTCACTCGTTGTTACAACAAAGCCTTCATCTGCAATCCAAAGATGCGCGTTTCCAGCAACACATGCCGCGTAGACATCTTCTAAACGGAAAGTTAACTGAGGGTTTTGCTCGAGTATTTCCGTAATGCCAACTTTTACCCAATCCCAATGACTGCGGATTGAACTGTAAACAGGATCACCCCCTTTCTCTTCCATATCGTGTTCGTCTTGACGTTCTACCAATTCCACCATAATTTACCTTCCAAACGACTCCTTCATCTGCGTGCCGTGCTCGGCGTTCAGCAGTTACTACTGCCTCTGCAAAAAGGCCACTGTAAATTCCTGCACCTTGTAGGTCCGACCAATCTCGTCCAGGCATTCTTAACAACCGAAACAAAGCACCATTTACAATGGCATCTCTGTACTCATTCATGATTTGCTCATCACAAGCGGTTGATGTGTGCGTTGGTTTTAATTGGGCTCTAACAATAACGCTTGATGCTGTGGTTACATTTGGTACTGGGGCAAGCCACATAGAGGTTCCGCTTTGCTGAACATAGTATTCAGGCTCACCGTAGTAATTACTGTCCCGCCACTTTGGTTTACGTTGCTCTAGTAACTCGCTTGTAACAGGCTCTAATGAAGTACCATTGAACGTAACCCACATAATTTTATGTACAGTCGTACCAGTAGGCGCTTCTAAATCGTACTCATATACATTAGCGACGGTCGTAATTGGATCGAGTTCAAGTTGATATGCGCCTGTACGTTCACAAAAATCAATTGCCGAAGCCCGAATTGTGCTTTCAATAAGCGAGTCAGGACAGCCAATAACCATCGGCAAAATATCAGGAAGTAAGGTTTCGTAGTTAATAGCCATTATCTATACCGCCGCCAATGAGGTTCTGCGCTCGGCATTCGGATCACCCACTGCATCAAGCTGACCTTTACCAGTAACTGATGAAAGGAATAATTGATAATGCGAAGCTGCGCGTTGCTGATTAGGAGCAAACTCAGCGTCTTTCATGTACGCCATATAAAGCACGTAATTAAAGACAGCGGTTGCAAAAATATCTGGAACCCCCAGATTATCAGACACTGTGACCGTCACGGGGTTCAAAGAATAAACAATCTCTACGTGAGCACTTCCACTCACACCGGGATAAACATAAAAGTTTCTTGGGTTATTAGCGTCATAAACCCAATGTTTTACAGTATTGGTATGTGCCGCACCCCCAGTCACGAAAGAATCATGCCAATCTGGGGTTTGAGCATCTAACACTGCACTGTCTACTAATCGAATAGATCGTTTACCTAACCCTACGCGAGTAGATGTCGTCGCAGAAAACCCCATGCCAGAGTGTGCAGAACAATATGTATAAAGGGTTGGCGCTCCTACAGGAACAGTTATTTTTGTATAAGCCCCCGAGTTTCCTGGCGTACCTGCTACTTCAACGCCTGAAGTATACTCGGCACCACCACCATGAGTACCGTCTGCCGTAGTAGAAAACCTAAGCGGGTGAGTTGCATTAGTGCTTTGGGATTGATCAAACGTATAAATACCGCCTTCTTCAAGGACTAAACTTTGAAAAGCTCCATCAATGTAGAACTTATTTCCGCTAGCATTCACTACGGTGACGGTATATGTCTTTTCAACCATCGCCATGTTGCGAACAACGTTCAACAACCGGTTCCCTTCAGTCGGTATCTCTTGTTTAGTCCCAGTCGCTAGTGCAACAGTCTCGTTAACTGCTGTAGCATCAGGCTTATATAAAGCTATTTCCCGCTGTGCATCGTTAACCCATAAAACAAGCTCACTGGCAACTGCCCAGCGAACGCCTGATGTGTCTTGGAGGGTGGTTTGTACCCTATCAACAACGCTCTGAACAGTTACCGTCATACGTTACCTATGAGTTAAGTATTGATTCCCACGCCGCCTTGCGCGTATCACCATCAATGGTGCGCCCTAAAAGCTTATTCACCACCGCAGCTTTTGGAGTCCCATCAACATTAAAATTTTCTGGGTTCCCTTCATCCATGAGCTTTACCAGAACCGCATCGAGTTCTGCGTCTTGTGAGTCCGGTTTGTCGGATTCCTCACTATCCTCTTCAGCCACTTCTTCAGCAGCTTCACTTTCTGTACCTTCACCGCCACCAACTTCTTCAGCGCCCATTTGAATAGCAAGCAAACCAATTTCTTCGCTTATATCTCGCTCGACACCTGCTTCAAACAAAACTGCTGTACCAGCAAGGGTTGTCACTCTTATTGACTCTTTACTCACAATCTTCATGATTAATACCTATTTAGTCTTAGTCGTGTATTTCTTGCCGTCCCAAGTAAAAGTCTTGAAACCGGCGGACCTAGCTTTAGCAAACGCTTTTCTAAAACTTCCTGCAGCTTCAGATTTCTTCTTGTAAACCCCGTAATCACCGCCTTTCGTTTTTACCGTTTTAACTTTATCCCGTGTCTTACTTTGCATAGTGGCACGAGGATTAGTATTTGTTCCGCGAGAGGCAGCAGTAAGATCCATATTTTTCTTAGTGTCTACAGATCCTCTTTTTCTACCTACCCTGGGGTTAGAAGTCCGCTTTGCAGTCGTCGTATTAGTTTTTGGCTTTGGCTTTTTGTAACGGTTTGACCTGCGATTCATAAACTACTCCTAAAATAAAACCCCCTCCGAAGAGGGGGAAGGGGACATCATGAACTTATTGGGCAGTATCGAGAGCGATCACGCCAAAGTCCTGTACAGAGCCACTTACGTCGCTGTTGTACTTGGGCTTACGAAGACCGAAGATTTTGCCTACTGATATACCAGACTGGTTTCCGTAGTCGAAAGTATCTTCGACCATTTCAGGTAAACCAATGTCAGCTAAAGCCAAAGCTTGAGCGCCACAGAACAGAGCACGAGCGCCAACTACGTCAGCATTTGCACCCCACTTGTAGCCAGCTGCACCAGCGTTAGAGCTAGTTCCAGTAGTAGCACCGGATGTATTAAATACATGACGGAACTCATGGATCATTACGCCGTCAACCATCAATGAGCTAGTTCCTGAGAACAACCCATTACCAGGCCCACGAACACCCGCATTACGAACGTTCGCTAAGAAGTCAGAATCTAACTTCAGGTCTGCCATTTGTTGAGGAGTAACAAACATGTGGAAAGTTTCTTGGTTGCCAGCACCTCTGATACCACGTATGTAGTTATCCTTGGCATAAGCCTTGAGGTTAACAATGTCACGGTAAGCGATCTTGTCAGTGGCAACTACAGCAGTTGTGTCACCACTTTCTAGCGTAGAAGTACTGCCTGACACATCTACTCGAAGGTGCCGAGCACCTGTAGGTGCAGAAACGTCAGATGCAAACTCAAGGTCAACAAGCTCGTGGCCTGTTGTGCCTGAAGTCGTTCGCAGTCCACCATTGTTTTTGCTTGTATAAGCAACACCTGAAAGCGTTAAAAACGCCAACTGGTCACAACGGTCAGCCATTGCATAAGCAAGTGCATCACGAGACTGTTCACGGAAGTTAACAACCGTTTTCTGATCAGTTAACCGACCAGCGATTCTGTTTGCGAATCTAAGTTGATCTAACTCGATGGTAATGTCATACGCACGCAGCGCTTCTTCATTCCCTTCGAGGGTGTTGTCACCAGTAATACCATCACCAGTCATGTCTGCAAGCAACGTAATATTTGCTTTCGTACCTTTCTGGTTTTTGGTCAGTTCAGTTACACGCTGAACCATTGCATTGGAACCAGTTCCTGCGAACTGATTGATGAAAGAGTTGTTCCGCGCAACTTTCCAGAAGTCACGGGACCACATCTGTAATTGGTTGCCGGTAAGCGTACCAAAATTAGTTAAAGCCATTTTATGGGCCTCCATTAAATAGACAAATACATACAGCACACGCTGCATCTCATTAGCCGACTTTATGGAGCGGCTAATCCGTATATCACGTATCGTGTGACGACGAATCAGCGATTTTTAACGAGGTACGGCCTCGACAGGTTTTACGTCTTTATGCAGACGAATTTACGTTTTTTACGGCTACGGGCCGATCAGTTATCGTACTGACAGACGAAGTAATAAAATATTAGTTTACTATTATTTAAAAAGCAAGCCTTCACAATCAAACATATCTTCTGGTCTTTTTTGCCACCCTACTTGGCTGGGATGAGTATTGCCGACCTGCTTTCGTATCTTTCCTCTTTTTTGCTGTTGTTGACGCATATTCTTTCTTTGTCAGTTTGTCACGGGCTTTTTTAGGCAAGTACCTTTCGCCCGTTGCGTTTGGACCTTGTGTACTATTTTTTCCAGATTTAGTACCCCAGTCTTGCTTAGTCCATTTTGACAAAGACTTCTGCGCCTTTGTTTTTGTACCTGTGTACCCACCACCTGCTTCTTTATATTTTTTCGTGGCAATCTGGGCTTTTCTCGCACTCCATTGCCCACGCCGCCCACCAGCTGTTCCCGCTCTAACTCGTGAGGTAATTTTCTTCCATAAAGTTTCGTTTGTTCTACCCATTACGAATCATCCTTGCAAACGCATATCCAATGACAATCCCAACGCATAGCTCTATGCCTACCATTTTTCACGAT